ATGAAATGTATATGAACAATGAGAAAATCAACATGGATTATATGTCTAATGCTATGCACATAGATAGAAGTCATTGCTTTAGAATAAGAAAGAGGATAGTTTGTAAGATTATGGATATGTTATATCCGAAGATAAAGGAGTTTGAATTGCCCATTTTTTCATGGAAAGCTTAAAAATGAGACTATTTTGAGACTTTTTGGAGACTATCGTGAGACTTTTTATTGGCAAAAACATGAGATAATAATATCGTGGAAATAAAGATTTCCCTCTCAAAACTAAATAATTGCTAGGTTAGTTTAAAGGGCTAATCTAGCAATATGAACAGACTAGGCAGGGCGTGAGGACGCTGTTAGTTCAATTCTAACTATGTTCAAAATCTATTGATACACTATATTAAGTATTTGAATTGAGATTAAAATCTCATACAGTTTTGTATCTTAATTCAGAAGTCTAAAAACCGAGTGAGGCTTGGTAACCTCACTCACCATGCAGGTGCAGGTGTTTAATCTAAGTTCGATTCTTAGAACTTGCGACATAATATGTATCCCCATACTAAAAAGGCTAAGTTTACCCCAAACTTAGTCTTTTAATTTTTAAAAAGAAAAAAGAAATTTTTATTGTCATAATACTATTTGTTTAGGTATATTATAATGTGCATACTTAAAATTAAATACTTAGCAAGCATTTGAATTAATATACATAAAATATATGACATAATTTTTTATAGTGTAAGTTATTTAAATTAATATAAATAACAGTAATTTTATTATAGAAAATGTATATATTGTGAATAATAATAATAAAATCTTGTACAAAATGCCAACTGATAATTCCTCGAAATGTATTGTGTATTTAACGTTACGATTGTATAATTAACTTATAATAGTGATATGGAAGGTGGTACTTATGGCTACAAAAAGTATTTTAAAAAATGTAGATGTAAGAAAAAAGGCATTTGGAAGAAATCTAGTATCAGCTCTAGAAAATGCTAAAAATAAACAAGAAAAAGAAGTTGTATTAAGTAAAAAATGTTCAGAAGTACCAAAAGATAAAATAAAGGATATATTCGGGAGATTTTAATGAGTGGCTATTTAATTGTAAACTTAAGTAATATGCTGGGAGAACTGGAGGAAGAAGAAGTTAAAAAAATTCTCTCCAGTTTTTCTTGTCCTCTTAATAAAGATGTAGAAGACTTTTTAAAAAACAAAGCTATTGAATTTTCTAAACAGGGTTTAGCTAGTACACATTTAGTATTAACTTCTTATAAAGGCAAGCCTGTTATAGTTGGATATTTCACTCTAGCTAATAAGTATTTTACAATAAAAAGAAAAACATTAACAAACTCTTTAGCTAGAAAAGTAGTAAAGTTTGGACAATATAATGAAGAACTAAGAAGATATATTATTGGAGCACCTTTGATAGGGCAAATAGGAAAGAATTATTCAAATAATTATAATAAATTAATCAAGGGTGATGAACTTCTAAAAATTGCATGTGACAAGATAAAAGCAGTACAGTTAGATATGGGTGGGAAAATAGTATATCTTGAATGTGAAGACAAACCTAAGTTAATTGAATTTTATAAGGATAATGGATTTGTAGATTTTGGTAAAAGAAGTCTTGATAAAGATGAAACAGATTCATTGGATGGGGACTATCTAGTCCAAATGTTAAAATATCTAAAAAAATAAAAGTACATAAAATCTAAAATGACTATCTTGATGGATGGTCTTTTTTTATACAATAAATTAAAAGGAGAATTATAGAATGAAAAAGATAACTAAACTTATATTATGTTCTTTGCTAGTAATCAGTATAGCGAGTCCATTACAAGTTGAAGCTAAAACTACTCATCATTCCAGTTCGCATGTTTCTATTCATAAGAGTAGTACAAAATCTAAAAGTAGTAGACCTAAAATTACTAAAACTAAAAAAGCTACTAAAACATATAGAACTAACAAATCTATCAAAAAGAAAATAAAACTTAAAAAACAAGTAAACAAAAAAACTCAAGTTCCAAATAAACAAGCTGCTAGAAAAGACAAAAAAACAACTACATATAATTATTACAATAGCTATAACTCAAATAGATACTATACTACTTCAAGTAGCGGGTTAAGTTTCTGGGATTACTATATGTTAGGTCATTTATTCAATAACAACAATAAAGTTTCAGAGCAAGATATAGCTAGAGAGTTGCAAAAACAAGGTTATAGTAAACAGGAAACTGATAATATATTAAGAAAAGCAAATCAAAATCAAGCTAAAAAAGAAGAAAAGAAAAAAAGAGTGATGATGTTAATATTCTCTGTATTAGGAGCATTGTTCATTATAGGTTTAGGGCTAATAATATTTATCAAAAGGGAATCAAAAGGTTGCAATAAATCAATGTAATTTAATTAGATACATAGACTCTAACAAGAGTTCTTTTTTTTATTCCCAAAACGACAAACAAACGAGGTGGTGGTATGAATGAAAAGGCAGATTTAGCCCATGAAGATTACTTAAAAGGGCTTAAGTACAAGGAAATAGCTGAAAAGCATAATGTAAGTTTATCGACTGTAAAATCATGGGCAACTAGATACTGGAAACAAAAAGGTTGCAACCAACCAAAAAAAGTTGCAACCAAAAAGAGAGGTGCTCCTATAGGCAATACAAATGCTACTGGTCCACCTGGTAATAAGAATGCTGAAAAGTTTGGTTTCTTCTCAAAATACTTACCCGAAGAAACTCAAGACCTAATTAATGAGATAAAGAATAAAGATAAATTCGATATTCTTTGGGAGCAGATAACAATTCAATATGCAGCAATAATAAGAGCACAAAAGATAATGTATGTTAAAGACAAGGAAGAGATGATTAAGGAATTAAAGAAACAGGAAAGTACAGAAAATGGAGAGAAGATAGAGTATGAATTTCAATTTGCATGGGATAGGCAAGCATCTTTTCTTAATGCACAGAGTAGGGCAATGAGTGAACTTAGAAGTTTAATTAAACAGTATGATGAAATGATTCATAAGGATTGGAATTTGGCTACAGAGGAGCAGAAAACAAGAGTTGAGAAGTTGAAATGTGAAGTTGATAACCTAAGTAAAGATGATATTGGAGATGATGAGTTGAAAATAAGTGTAGATTATGGTGATAGAAATGATAGTTAGAGTAAATTTTAATCCAGATTTCAAGGAAGCCAATTTTACTAAAAAAAGATACAGAGCAATGAAAGGTTCAGCAGGGAGTGGAAAATCTGTTAATGTAGCACAAGACTATATACTAAAGTTAGGAGATAAGAAGTATCAAGGAGCTAATCTATTAGTAGTTAGAAAGTCAGAAGCTACACATAAGTATTCAACGTATGCAGAGCTTACAGGAGCTATAAATCGTATTTATGGTAAACAAGCTGATAAGTATTGGAAAACTACTTTAAATCCTTTAGAAATTAAGAGTAAAGTTACTGGTAACTCTATAATTTTCAGAGGAGTTAATGATGCAAAACAAAGAGAAAAATTAAAATCAATTAACTTCTCGAAAGGAAAATTAACATGGGTTTGGTGTGAAGAAGCTACAGAACTTATGGAAAGTGACATAGACATACTAGACGACCGTTTAAGAGGTATTTTAACTAATCCTAACCTATACTATCAAATGACATTTACATTTAATCCAGTTTCAGCTACTCATTGGATAAAAAGAAAGTATTTTGACTATAAAAATGATGATATATTTACTCATCATAGTACTTATCTAAAAAATAGATTCATAGATGAAGCTTACTACAGAAGAATGCAAATGAGAAAAGAGCAAGACCCAGAAGGGTACAAAGTCTATGGTCTTGGAGAATGGGGAGAAACTGGTGGAGCAATACTTAAAAATTATGTTATACATGAATTTCCTACAGAATTTGAATACTTTGATAATATGAGGTTATCACAAGACTTTGGATTTAACCATGCAAATGTAGTACTTAGAATTGGCTTTAAGGATGGAGAGTTATATATATGTAATGAAATATATGTACATGAGATGGATACCTCTGAAATCATAAAGATTGCAAATAGTAGAGGTTTAGAAAAGAATCTATTTATGTACTGTGATAGTGCTGAACCAGATAGAATTAAGATGTGGAAGAGTGCAGGATATAAAGCTAAAGGAGTTAAAAAAGGACCAGGAAGTGTTAAAGCTCAAATAGATTATTTGAAACAATTAAGAATACATGTACACCCTAGTTGCACTAATACCATAAAAGAAATTCAACAATGGAAATGGAAACAAGATGAAAGAACTGGATTATATCTTGATGAACCAATCGAGTTTATGGATGATGCGATGGCAGCTCTTAGGTATTCTATAGATAATAAGCTTAAAAATAATGGGGTTAGAATACTTACTCCAAATGGAAGAAGGTGATAAATTGGAACTAGATGTAATAAAAAAGTTAATTGAACAAACTAATAGTAAACATAGTGACTTTGTTAAAAAAGCTGATGAAGCTGAAAAATACTATAAAAATGAAAATGACATTATAAGAGATAGAAGCCCTAATAATGTTGGCAAAGTAAATACAGCCAATAATCCACTAAGAAATGCAGATAATAGAATACCATTTAATTGGTTTGGATTTTTAGTGAATCAAAAAATATCATATCTGTTTACTTATCCTCCTACATTTGATGTTGGAGATGATGGTATAAATTCAAAAATAACTGATATTTTAAGCGATAGATACCCAAAAGAAGCTAAAACACTTGGCAAAAATGCTAGTATATGCTCTAAAGCATGGTTACATGTTTGGGAGGATGATAACAACGACTTTCAATATACTAATATAGACCCTCGCCAAATAAGAGCAGTATATTCATCAGATTTAAACAGAAAGCTTCTTGCAGTACTTAGAGAATATAAAAAGACTGATGATAAAGGAAAAGAATATGTAATTTATGAGTATTGGACAGATGAATGTTGTTATACTTATCAAAATAAAGATGGAAATAGTAATATCAATGGATTGGAGATACTTAATAAATTTATAGAGAAAAATTTAGATAATAAACTTGAAACTCAAACTAATGTATATAGACACAATTTTGGGGAAGTTCCATTTATCGAATTTCTAAACAATGATTTAGAGGTAAGAGATTTAGATAATGTTAAACACCTTATTGATGTATATGACAAGGTTTATAGCGGTTTTGTAAATGATATTGAAGATATACAAGAAGTTATTTTCGTTCTTACGAACTATGGAGGTGCAGACTTAACAGAGTTCTTAAAAGGACTTAAAGAATATAAAACTATTGATTTACAAAGTAGTGGTGCAGATGATAAGAGTGGGTTAAGTACAATTACAATAAATATTCCAATTGAAGCTCGAGATTCACTTCTTAAAACAACTGAAAAGCAAATATATGTACAAGGTCAAGGAGTTGACCCTAAACCAGAAAATTTTGCCAATACAAGTGGTGTAGCACTCAAATTTTTATACACTTTATTAGAATTAAAAGCAGGTTTGATGGAAACAGAGTTTAGACTAGGATTTGCTAAACTAGTAAGAATGATATGTAAGCATATAGGATATTCGCCTAAAAGAGTTTTACAAACTTGGACTAGGAATATGATTCAAAATGATTTAGAACTGGCTGAGATATGCTCTAAGAGTGTTGGAATAATATCAGAAAAGACTAATTTAAAAAACCACCCACTTGTAGATAATGCAGAGGAAGAAGAAAAACAGATTAAAAAAGAAAAGGAAGATAGCGAGCAAGAATACAATGATGTAATTCCTAACAATCAAGATGGTGTTATAGATGAAACATAAGGATTATTGGAGAAAGAGATTTGAACAATTAGAAGAAGCTCAGAATAATAAAAGTGTAAAATATTATCTTGAATTAGAAAAACAATATAAACTAGCTATTTCTAGTATAGAAAAAGATATATTATCATGGTATAACAGATTTGCTGAAAATGAAGGAATATCTTTATTAGAAGCTAAGAAACTACTAAATACAAGAGAACTAGAAGAGTTTAAATGGAGCGTCGAAGAATATATTAAATATGGTAAAGAAAATGCTATAAATCAAAAGTGGATGAAAGAGTTAGAAAATGCTAGTGCAAGAGTTCGTATAACAAGGCTTGAAGCTTTAAAGTTACAAATACAGCAACAAGTAGAAGTTTTATATGGAAATGAACTTGATGGTATTGATAAACTAATGAGAGATATTTATACAAGTGGATACTATCATACAGCTTTTAATGTTCAACAAGGAGTAAACGTTGGTTGGAGTTTAATGAGTCTTGATACTAATAGAATAAATAAAATTATCTCTAAACCATGGGCAACAGATGGATTAAACTTTAGTGAAAGAATTTGGGGTAAGCATAGACCTACTTTAGTAAATGAACTACATACTAAGCTAACTCAATCAATTATTAGAGGTGAAAATCCAAAAAATCTAGTCAATGACTTTGCTAAGAGATTTAATGTATCTAAATCACAAGCTAAGAATTTAATAATGACTGAATCAGCTTTCTTTGCATCAGCAAGTAGAAAAGATTGTTTTAATGATTTAGATGTAGAGAAATATGAGATTATTGCTACCTTAGATTTAAGAACTTCAAATATATGCAGGGAGTTAGATGGAAAAGTATTTGATATGAAAGATTATAAAGTTGGAATAACAGCTCCACCATTTCATCCTAGATGTCGTACAACAACAGCTCCTTGGTTTGAAGATGAAGAATGCTATAGAGTATCAAGAGATGAAAATGGGAAAACATATTATGTGCCATCTGGTATGAAATATAAAGAATGGTATGAAAAGACATTTATAATTGATAAAAAAGATGATATACTAAGTAATAAGAGTTGGTTAAAAGCAGATTTCCCAACTGAAAAGAAATTTAAAAAGCATGTAGAAAAACACTTAAATGAATATGGAAATATAACTGCTGAAGAATATTTATTTACTGCAAGAAATTTGTTATCAGAGCAATTAAGTAATGATGTAGAAGGATTTTTAAGTAAAGATAACTTTTTATTTAAGTATAGAAAGAGTACTAATGATTTTGCTGTTGGAAGAGCTGATGGTAAAATATCAACCTTATTTAAACCAAAAGAAGGTTATAATTACTGGCTAGAACAAATAAAAGAATATAAGGAGGTTTAGACATGAATTGTCCAGTATGTGGTAAAGATGTAGATGTATTTGATATTTGTGATAATTGTAATTGGCAAAACAGTGGACCAAAAGAAACTAATTACAAAGGACCAAATAAAATGTCATTAAAAGAAGCTAAAGAGGCTTATGAAAAAGGTAAAAAAGTAATATAAAAGCACTTGCTAAGTTATAAATTAGTAGGTGCTTTTATTATGTAAAAATTTATTGAGAGGGTGATTTGAAATGCTTAAATTATATATTTTATCAATAATTGTGTTTTGTACAGGGCTTTATTTATTCAACATGAAGGTTGATAGTAATGAGGAATTAATTGAATTACTTAAAAGTAAGAATATCAGAAGAAGAAAAAAATATAATTTTATTTTCCCAGCGTTATTTCCACTGCTTAATTTTATTTTAGGTGTGATACTGATACTATTTTCTTTACTAGTTAGCAATGAAGATATGATTAAAAATTTAAAGGGGGATAAATAATATGGCTAAATTTAAAAAGAAATCAGAGGAAGTAGAAGCTTTTAAATGGATATTAGGAAGTCCTAATACTCCTATATGGTTTTATCAAGCTTTTGAGAAGGGAACTATATGGCTTGATGAATCTTTAAACTCTATGAATCATAGAGGTGAAGTAAAGAAAACTATCTGTATAAAATATAAAAATGGAGTTATTAGGGCAACTAATGGAGATTTTATTATAAAAGATAGTGAAGGCAAGATTTATTCATGTACATTTAGTGAATTTGAGAAGTTATATGAAAATTTAGAAAGAGGACATAGATATGTTGATGAAGATAACAACAAGAAAAATAAATTAGAACTTTCAGCTAAATTGGAACTAGATACAACTGATTTTGAGGAAAATATAAAAAGTGCTACAAAAGAAATTGAAACACTCAATGAAGTAGTAGATAGATTAGAGAAAAAATTAAATAGAATATTTGCAAAAGAAAATAAAGTTGATATAGATAGTATTGTAAAACAATTAGAGGAACGTCTAAGAGAAAGTATTGAATAAGTTTTGAGGGATGGAAATATGTTTAAAAAGAAATATATTAAAAAGCCAAGCAAAATAAGTGTTAGAAATATTATGGCATTTATTATTACAGTTGTTGGTATAGCTTTAGGTGTTTTTATAGGTATCAACATAATCATGGCTCATGTTTTAGGTATAGCTAACATGGTAGATAATAATACTTTTACATGTGTTAGATTAGTTTATGGCTTAGCAGGAGTTATAAGTGGGTATTTGATAGGAAAAGCAATATACCTTATAGCTTCGCTAATAAGCCATATTATTTATGAATAATTTGTTCAAAGATTTTTTATTTTGTAAGAAATGAAAGGAGGGTTGTATTATTGAAAGAGTATGTAATTTGGTTTAAGAGTGGAAATTGTGTATCTGGAATAACAAACGAAGATGTTACTGATAAGTTAATGAAAGATTTTATGGAAGCTGACTCAGATTGTAGGTATTTGAAAGGATATTTAGATGAAGATGGAACAACAATAATAGATTTATCACAAATAGAAGCTATATCAATAAATAATTGTAATGAGAATAATAATATTGGTTTTAGTAAGTCCTAGATAGGGTTTTTTATTATGCAAAAATGAAAGGAGAATTAAATAAAATGAAAAAAGGTGAACTAATTGCACTAGGTCTTAGTGAAGAAGATGCAAAGAAAGTAGAAGTTGAATCGCTAAAAGAATTAGACAATTATATTAATAAGATTGAGTATGAAAAGGTAAAAGAAGAATTAAAAGCATCCAAAGAAGCCATTGAAGGTTTCAAGGATGGAATGACAAAAGAGCAAATTGAAGAGCTTAAAAAAGGATATGAGACTAAATTAACTGCAAAGGATGAAGAATACCAAAATAAATTAAAGGAAAAAGAACAAAAAGAGTTTGATATGGCATTAGAAAATGAACTTATTAAACTTAATGTTCATAGCACTAAAGCAGCGAAAGCAGAACTTGATTTAGAAAAAATAAAATATGAAAATGGTACTTTTACAGGACTAAAGGAACAGACTGATACTTGGTCAACTCAAAAGTCTTTCTTAATAAAAACAGGAAAGACTAAGATAAATTACAGTCCCGATAATGGCAATGAAAATACATTAAGTAGAGCTGAAAGTATTGCTAAAGAAAAAAATGAGGAAAGTTCTAAAAATCCATATGCTGACGCATGGAGTATTAAATAAAAAGGAGGATAAAGTATGTATTTTAAAGAGGTAAATTTTGATAACACACCCGAGTTTCTAGCTTCTCAACACTATATTAATTTTTCAAAAACAGCAATAGATACAGATGTAGTTGCTGATGAAAATGGCAAGAAATATGTGTTAGCAGGAAGCTTATTAGGTGAAAGTGGCAAAGTGGTAAAGATAACTAGAGGGGGTTCTTCAGATAGTTATACATATTCATTATCAGAAAACCCTGTAGGAATAGTTTTTTCAACTGTAGATGTTACTTATGGACCACAACCAGTTGCATCAATGGTGGAAGGGTATGTAATAACTGAAAGATTGCAAGGTGAGTATGTAAAAGAAGCTATAGACACTATAAAGACGAAATTACCAAATATTAAATTTATGTAGGAGGATGAAATATGGCAAGAGTAGAAGAATTATTGTCAGTTCAAGAGCTGATAAACTATACAAAGACTAGAAAATTAAAAGAAACAATGGGAGATTTATTATTTCCAACTCAAAAGATAGAAGGACTTGAAATAAAGATGATAAAAGGTGCATCTAATCTTCCAGTATCAGCAAGTGTTCATGCTTTTGATACAGAAGCAGAAATTGCATCAAGAGAAGGTGCTAATTTAAGTATTGCTGAACTTGCACTTGTGAAAAGAAAAATAAAACTAGATGAAAAAGATATAATTGTACTTGAAGAGCCAAGAAACTCACAAGAAGAAACTCAAATGATAAATCAAATATTTAATGATGTTGATAATCTTGTATCAAGTGTAAATACTAGAATAGAAGCAATGAGAATGGAAGTTCTAACAACAGGAGAACTTAATATAAATGAAAATGGAGTTAAAGCTTCTTTAAAATATGGAACTCCAACAAATCATAAAGAAACAAAAACTTGGTCTAGTGGAACACCAGATATATTAGGAGATATTTATAATATGACTGATAAAATAGTTGTTGATACTGGATTTACTCCAACAAGGTCATTAACCTCTAAAACTATTTTAAACACGATATTAAGAGATGAAAAACTAAGAAAAGCTATATTTGGTGTAAATAGTGATAAATTGCTTACTTTAAAAGAATTAAATGTATTTTTAGCTTCTCAATCTCTTCCTCCTATTTTTACTTATGATGAAAGATATAGAGTTCAAGGTAAGGATGGTAAATACACAACAAAGAGATTTTTAGATGAAAATAAGTTTATTCTTATGCCTGACGGCAAGATGGGAGATACTTTCTTTGGATTAACAGCAGAGGAATTAGAACTTAGAAAAAATCCATCAATAGACATTAGTTCAGTTGGAAATATAATTGTAGAGCAGTATTCTACTGCTGACCCAGTTGCCAAGTGGATAAAAGCAGTTGCAACAGTATTGCCTAGTTTCCCTTATGCTGACCAAGTGTTTATGGGTACAATAAATTAGAGGTGTTAATATGGAAGTTGAAAGACTGAAAAAGCTTTTAGGGTTTAGTAGAGAAGATGATTCAAAAGATACTGTATTAGAGTTTATATTGGAAGACGTAGAAGAAACAGTCAAAAACTATTGTAACGTATCTGTTATTCCTAAGGAGTTAAATAGTACAATTTTAAGAATGGCTATAGATATGTATAAAAACGAGAGCCTAGGAAGCGAAGATATTGCTTTAGGCTCTATTTCTTCTATATCAGAAGGTGATACATCAGTTTCCTACAGAAGTTCAGAGAGTGAATTTAAAGAATCACTGCTTAAAGATTATAAAGCACAATTAAATAGATACAGAAAAATTAGGTGGAAATAATGATGGATAAGACTAGAAGAGCAATAGAAATGTTATATAGAGATAAATGTACTATAGTAGAGTATCAGCCAATTAAAGACCCTATAAGTAAAAGGACCAGCAATAAAGAAGTAGTTGCATTAGAAAATCAACCATGTAAACTTTCATATAAAAACATTACATCAGCTACAGATGGAAAAGTAGCTAAGATAGAGCAAACTATTAAACTCTTTATATCTTCAGATATAGAAATTAAAGCAGGTTCAAAACTTATTATAAATAATAAAGAATATGTAAGAAGTGGAGAATCTGCTATATACCCTAATCATCAAGAAATAATCTTAGAATTACTTAAGGATAAAGCTTAATGGCTAGATGGGGCAGTGTTGATTTTAGAGAGTTTAAAAGAGCTTGTAAAAGGATGGAGAAATTTACAAAGATTGATTTAGATAAGTTTTGCAAGGATGCAGCAAGAGAATTAGCAGCACGATTACTTGGGAAAGTGATTAGAAGAACACCAGTCGACACAGGATTTTTAAGAGAGGGTTGGAGTGGAGTAGCTTACGCTAGGTCGCTTCCTGTTTACAAACAAGGTAATAATTATATTATAGAAGTTGTTAATCCGACTGAATATGCAAGTTATGTTGAATTTGGTCATAGAACTAAAGGTGGCAAAGGTTGGGTTAAAGGACAACATTTCTTAACTATTTCAGAAATGGAGTTACAAGGTCAGATTGATAAGATTATAGAGAAAAAGCTATTAATTTTGTTGAAAGGAGTGTTTGATGCTTAATAATATTGTAGATGGAATATCTATTAAATTAGATAAATCATTTGGAAATGAATATACAATTTATAGTGAAGATGTGGAGCAAGGTATAAATGAACCTTGTTTTTTTATTGTTCCTTTGAATCCAAGCAAGATACCATATCCAAGTGGCAGGACATTAAATAAGAACTCATTTGATGTACATTATTTTCCTAAAAGTGATAATAAGTCATTTGAAATAAATGAGATAGCTGAGATGTTACTGGAGGAATTAGAGTATATAGAAATTGATGGAGATTTAGTCAGAGGTACAAATATGAACTTTGAAATTGTAGATAATGTACTTCATTTCTTTGTTGATTATAACTATTTTACTATAAAAAATAATGATACCAATAAGATGGATACAGTAGAGTTATTCGGTGGTTTGAAGAGAGGTGATAATTTTTGAGTAAGACATTAAGCAAAGGAACCGATTACAAGTTTACTAAGGAGCAGATAGTTAATTCTAAGAAGTATGTAAATAGAAAAGACTTATTAAATGCAATTTTAAAAGAAAATGAGTTATATTCTTTCTCAGAAGTAGAGGAAATAATAAATAATTTTATGAAAGGAGTGAGCTAGATGGCTTTAGGTGGAGGAACATTTGTAACACAAAATAAGGTCCTACCTGGTGCATATATAAATTTTATCTCAGCTAAGAGGGCAACCAGTTCATTATCAGATAGAGGTATTGTTGCAATGCCTTTAGAGTTAGATTGGGGCATAGATGAAGAAGTATTTCAAGTAACCAGTGATGATTTTGAGAAGTATTCAACTAAGTATTTTGGATATGATTATACTCATGAAAAATTGAAAGGTTTGAGAGATTTATTTAAAAATATAAGACTAGGATATTTCTATAAATTAAATAAAGGAGTTAAAGCTAGTTGTAGTATTGCTACAGCTAAGTACTCAGGTACTAGAGGTAATGATTTAAAAGTTATAGTAACAACAAATATAGATGATAACACTAAATTTGATGTTGTAACACTTTTAGATAATAAGAAGGTAGGTACTCAAATAGCTAAAGTGATTACAGACTTACAAGATAATGACTATATCACTTGGAAGAAGGATGCAACACTAGAAGCAAGTGCAGGGCTTGTATTTACTGGTGGAGCTAATGGCGAAGCTGTGACAGGAGCAGAGTACCAAGCTTTCTTAGACAAAATAGAAAGTTACTCATTTAATGCATTAGGGTGTTTGGCTACAACAACAGAAATTAAAAGTTTGTTTGTAGAATTTACAAAGAGAATGAGAGATAAGGTAGGAGCTAAGTTTCAAACTGTTTTATATAAGAAAAGTGATGCAGATTATGAAGGTGTAGTGTCTGTAGAAAATAAGATTAAAGATAAAGATTTAGTTGAATCTAGTTTAGTTTATTGGGCTACTGGAGCTATAGCAGGATGCGATATAAATAAATCTAATACTAACAAGCGATATGATGGTGAGTTTGATGTTGATGTAAATTACACACAAATACAGTTAGAGGAAGCTTTAAAAACTGGTAAATTTATATTTCATAAAGTTGGTGATGAAGTTCATGTGTTAGAGGACATAAATACTTTTGTAAGTTTTACAGACGATAAGAATGACGATTTTTCATCTAATCAAAGTATTAGAGTACTTGATCAGATTGCTAATGATATAGCGACTTTATTTAATACAAAGTACTTGGGTGAAGTGCCAAATGATAAATCTGGTCGTATCTCGTTTTGGAATGATGTAGTTAAGCATCATGAACAACTACAAAATATAAGAGCAATAGAAGATTTCAAAGCTGATGATGTTTCTGTAGAACCTGGAAGCGACAAGAAGACTGTTGTAGTAAGTGATGCTGTTAAGGTTATTAGTGCTATGAGTAAGCTTTATATGACTGTTTCAGTTAGTTAGGAAGGAGGATATTGAATTATGTTTCAGCAAATAAAAGCAAGAGATACAATAAGTGCATCTAAAGCAGAATGTTATGTTACTATCGAAGGTAAAAGATATAATTTTATGCAAGCTATTAATTTAGAAGCTAAAATGGAAAAGAATAAAAGTGAAGTTCCTATTTTAGGAAGCACTACAAAAGGTAACAAAAGTACGGGAAGTAAGTATACAGGAAGCGCAACATTTCACTACAATACCTCTATATTTAGAGAGCTTCTTTATAGGTATAAAGAGACTGGTGAAGATATTTATTTTGATATACAGGTAACAAATGAAGACCCAACGAGTTCAGCTGGACGTCAAACTATAATACTTAAGGATTGCAACATGGACAGTGGAATTATAGTTAAATTTGATGCAGATGGTGAGTATCTTGATGAAGATATGGACTTTACATGCGAGGATTGGGAATTGGTTGAAAAGTTCAATATAATAAATGGAATGGAATAAAACGCACATTTATAAATTATAGATGTGTTTTTTTATATAAAAAATTAAAATAAAAGGAGATTAGGATAATATGAGTAATTTAAGTGCTTTTTTAGCTCAAAATGCAATAAAGGTTGATAATGTAAAATATGTGGCAAGCGATAGATTTTTAGATGAAGAAGGAAAACCAATTGAATGGGAATTAAGAGTACTATCTTCTGAGGAAGATGAAGTATTAAGAAGAAATTGTACTAAAAGAGTAAAAGTGATTGGTAACAATGGTAAGCATACTGGACAATATACAAGTGAAATTGACTACAATAGTTATGTAGCTGAATTATGTGTAGCATCTACAGTATTTCCAGATTTAAAGGATGCCGAACTCCAAAATAGTTATGGAGTAATGGGAGAAGCTCAGTTATTAAAGACAATGCTTACAGCAGGTGAGTATGTAAATTATACAGTAAAAGTTAACGAGGTTAATGGATTTGATACAACATTTGAAGATAAAGTAGAAGAAGCAAAAAACTAATTAGGGGCGGCGATTTTGATGCTAGCATCACTCATTATTGTATCCAAAAATTAAAGTGGAAACCTAGTGAATATATGAATTTAGAAGTTAATGAGAGAGCATTAGCAGCCGCCTCAATACTTGTTAAGATAGAGGATGAAGAGGAAGCAATGAAAGAATCTGAAAGAGAGAAAAAGAGAGGAAGGAGAAGGTAGGCAGGGATTAAATGAATAAAGATATAGAACTTACAGAAAAAGATTTATATTGTATCACTAGACATATTAAAGTGTATATGTTCAAAAAAATGATGAAGTGATAAAAAGAGAAGATAATCCATGTTGTAGATATTTATCACTGCACCACATTTAAGAAATTATCTAAAATTACAGGTCTTAAAATGGGTTTTGGAGTCAAACTATAATGTAAAAATTTTTATGGATATAGTATAATATTTATAAAAATATTGTACAGGGGGGAATTATTATGTTTTGCTCAAATTGTGGTGCAGAAATCACAGGTATAGGCAAGTTTTGTTCGAATTGTGGGGCTGCTGTAGAAAATGAGATTATTGAAGATAATAATATTAAATCAAATGATTTAATCATTGATGCTAATGGAATAGAAGTAAATATGACTGAGATTTATAGAAAATATAGAAAAGAAAAAGTAAATGCAATAAAAAATGTAATGGAAATAAGCGGTTTGAATATAAAGGAAGCAAAAAAAATAGTGGATTCTTCCTTTGAAGAGTTAAAAAACAACTTTATTGATGATACTATGAGTAATTCAGAAAAGGAAAAAATAACAAACAATCAAAATAGAAAAAATAATATTGAAAAAGCTCAACAAGAATCAGTTGCTTGTTGTCCTAAGTGTGGTTCAACATCCTTGACAGCTCAAAAAAAGGGTTTTGGTATAGGAAAAGCAGTAGTAGGAGCGAGTTTAACTGGTGGAATAGGTTTAGTAGCTGGAAATTTAGGAGCAAAGAAAGTTAGAGTAACATGTTTGAACTGTGGCAAGCAATTTTGGGCAGGCAAAAAATAGATGTATTCATAATAAAAACACTTACTAAATTAGTAAGTGTTTTTATTATCTAAATTAACAGAAAGGAGAGCAGAAAAATGGCAACTATACAAACATCTATCCGAATTTTCGACGGAATGACACCTGCTTTTAGACACATGACTAATGCTATGAATATTGTATTAAGTTCATTCGAGCAATTACAAAGAACATCTAGCAATGCTATAGATGCTAATAGTATTAGAACAGCTAGAGAAGAGTTAGCAAGGGCAGAAGCTGGATTTGATAGATTAGAACAACAAATAAGAGAAGCTGATGAACAACAAAAAAGATTTAATGATGATGTTAGAAAAGGAGCAAGTAGTACAGATAAGTTAGTAGAAAATGCTAAAAGATTAGTAGCAACTTATATTGGATTGAGAAGTGTTGGTGGTTTGATTAATTTAAGTGACCAAATGACGAGTACTAATGCGAGACTAGCTATGATAAATGACGGGCAACAATCTGATGGAGGACTCAACAAAATGATATTTCAATCAGCGGAAAGAGCAAGAGCATCTTATTTAGATACTGCAAAAATTGTAAGCAGAGTGGGCATGAATGCAGGCAAAGCATTTAGTAGTACAAAAGAAATAGTAGCATTCGCGGAACAACTTAACAAGAAATTTGTAATTGCAGGAGCAACAACAGAAGAAACTAATTCAGCACTTTTACAACTTACACAAGGTTTAGGAAGTGGTGTGTTAAGAGGCGAGGAACTAAATGCTGTGTTTGAGTCAGCACCTAATATTATTCAGTCTATTGCCGACTATCTCGAGGTCGATATAGGGAAGATAAGAGGTATGGCAAGTGAAGGAATGTTAACAGCAGATATTGTAAAAAACTCATTACTTGCAGCAGCAGAGCAGACCAATTCAGAGTTTGAAAAAATGCCTTACACATTTTCTCAAATTTGGACTTCAATTAAAAATAATGCAATCATGATATTTGGTGTTATACAGAAAAAAATAGAACAAGCTATGTCTAGTAGGGGTTTTCGAACCTTTATAGATAATTTTATAGATTCGTTATATGTTTTAGGAGCAGTTGCATTTAGTATTTTTAATGGAATTATAAATATATTAGGAAGTCCATTTTTTCAAGCATTTGTAAATGCTATTATTGTAGGTGTTAGTCTGATAGTGCAAGTGCTTGGCTGGGTAATAACACAAGCATTAAATATTACTAATGTATTTGCTCAGAACTGGAGTATTATTGCACCAATAGTACTTGGAGTTGCAGCTGCTATGTTAGTATATAACAATGCACTATTACTTAGTATAGCTAATAAAGTAAAAGATATTGCGTTATCTGCTAAAACTTTAGCGATGAATTTTGCTCATATAATAGCAGAGTCTTATAGAGCAGCAGCATTAGTAGCAAGCACAATTGCACAGGACGGATTGAACGCAGCAATGGCAGCTTGCCCTATCACTTGGATTTTATATGGAATTATAGCCATAGTTGTTGCCTTTTTTGTAGCTATAGCTGTAATAAATAAATTCGCAGGAACATCTTATTCAGCAATTGGAATTGTTGCAGGAGCATTATCGGGTTTAACAGCATTTATTATAAATAGTGTATTTTTCTGGATTAATGTTTTTATATCATTTGCTGAGTTTTTTACAAATGTATTAGACCATCCAGTTTATTCAGTAAAGAAATTATTTTTTAATTTAGCCACAGCAGTATTAAATAATCTTATATCTATGACAAAAGGATGTGATGAATTTGCTACTAATTTAGCAAACTCTATTATAGATGGAATTAATGGGGCATTAAAAGCTTGGAATAAATTTGTAGATGTCTTAAATAAATTTGGAGGACTTGGAGATAAGTTAGGACTTGGAAAAGCTGATATGGTTGGTCATACAAAGTCTATTACAAGTACATTGCAAAAAGCTAAAGGAGACTTAAATAAATGGCTTGGAGCAGAGCCAAAAGGTTATAAATCCTTTAAACAATTAGAGTATAACAATGTTGGAGATTGGGCTAAAAATGGATATGCCTTTGGTCAAAACTTAGAAAATAAAATAAAGGATACTTTTGATATTAGTAAAATAGCTGATAAGGCAAAAAAAGATTTAGGTCTTGACGATTTGTGGGATGATAAATATGGATTAGGTGATGGAATAGGCTCAGCAGGATTAAACTCACCTTTGGGCGATGCAGCAAAAGGAGCAAAAGATACCGCAGGAAATACAGCTAAAATGGCTAAAACAATGGATAAAAGTCAAGAAGACTTAAAATATCTTAGAGATATTGCAGAACAGGAAACAATAAACCGTTTTACAGGAGTCAACATTAAAATTGACATGAACAACACAAATAACATAAATAAAGATGCCGACTTAGATGGAATAGTAAATGTACTAACAGAAAAATTAAACGACGCTATGGTTGTATCAGCTGAGGGAATAGTCTAGGAGGTGTTTGAATGGCTTATGACTTTTATTTAGATGGAGTACAATTACCAATCGCACCTGGTAAACTTGAAATTAAAGTAACAAACAAAAATAAAACAGTTGATTTGATAAATACAGGAGAAGTAAACATATTAAAAAAAGAGGGACTATCTGAAATAAGTTTTGAAGCAGAATTTACACATAATAAACTACCATTTTATCGTGGGACTTTTAGGGATGTTCAATTCTTTTTAAGTAAACTGGAACTACTAAAAACTGATTGTAAGCCATTTCAATTTATTGTATCTCGTGAGTTAGGTAACAAAGTATTATTCAATACTAATATGAAAGTATCCTTAGAGGAATATAACATAGTAGAAGATGCAGAAAATGGATCAGATACAAAAGTTGCAATAAAGTTAAAACAATATAGAGATTACTCAACTAAAAAATTAGTTCCTGCTCCACCTAAAACAACTAATGAGACTGGTAGACCAAGTGTAAAGATAGAGCCAAAACGAGTTGATTCAGTCAATGCACCAAGTAATAAGACATATACAGTCAAGGCAGGAGATTCTCTTTGGTCAATCTGCCAGAAGCAACTTGGTAATGGTTCATTATATAAGAAGGTATATGAGTTAAATAAAAGTATGATGGATAAAGCTAACAAGGGTAAAAAAGTACCTAAATATACCATCTATAAAGGGCAGGTGTTAAAACTTGGCTGATGATTTAGTTCTGGCGAATGATAGAGATGTAAGATTAGTAATAGCACATTGGGAAGATTTCTATGAACCTGCTGTCATTGATGGAGTTACATGGGAAATAGAAAGGCGAGGTACACCTTCTAAACTTGAATTTACAATCGTCATGGATGATATACTACAGTTTTGTGAAGGTAATTCAGTTCGTTTATATTACAAGGGTACAGGTGTATTCTATGGATATATATTTCAAAAGAAAAGAGATAAAGAAAATCACATTAAAATTGTTGCTTACGACCAGTTGAGATATTTTAAGAATAAAGATACTTATGTATATAGTAATAAAACAGCAAGTGAACTTGTAAAAATGTTAGCTAAAGATTTTAATTTAAAATACAATGTCATAGAAGATACTAAGTATAAAATATCTAGGATAGAAGAAAATAAAACACTCTTTGACATGATACTAACAGCACTAGATGATACTCTAAGAGAGAAAAAGGAAATGTATACCTTGTATGATGATTTTGGAAGATTAACACTAAAGAATGTAGCATCAATGAAATTAGATACTGTTATGAATAATGATGTAATTGAGGATTTTGACTACAATTCTTCTATTGATAGTGATACTTATACAAAAATCAAACTTGTAAGAGATAATGAAGAAACAGGAAAAAGAGATGTGTATATTGCTCAAGACTCAACGCATATGAGGAGTTGGGGAATACTACAACTATTTGATACAGTTGATAAAAATATGAGTGAAGCAGAGATAAAACAAAAATGTGATATACTCCTAAAACTATATAATAAGAAAACTAAGTCATTAAGTTTAAAAAATGTGTTAGGAGATATTAGAGTAAGAGCAGGTTGTTTAGTACCTGTTTTTTTGTCGTTAGGAGATATTGATTTACAAAATTATATGTTAGTTGAGAAAGTAAAACATACATTTGAAAATAACAGTCATTTTATGGACCTAACTTTGGTTGATGGAGACGAATTTGCTTCTTATTCTTCATCAAGTTATAGTAGTGGAAATACTAATAATAAAAATGAGAAACAAAATGGTCCTGCACAAAGTACTACAAGTAAAGAAGATACTGATATGGCTAATAAGATTAATAAACTACTTAAAGGTAAATTATCAAATACAGGAAATATATTTGTTAAATATTCAAATGCTTATAAAGTTAATCCAGCACTCATGGCTGCTATATCTATGCACGAATCAGCTAGAGGGACTTCAAATATTGCAAATACTAAAAATAATTTCTTTGGAATGAAAAAAAATGGAGATTACATGAGTTTTTCTAGTGTAGACGAAGGAATAAAAAGAGGTATAAGTAATTTATCAAGAAACTATATCCATATAGGACGAAAAACTTTAGAAAGCATCAGAAATAAATATTCTTCTAGTTCAGACAAAGAATGGGTAAAATGTGTAGGTGCATTTTATAAGCAAATAACAGGAAGTACTTATAATTCTAATAGTGCAGGCACAGGAGTTGGAAGTAATGAAGAAGCAGAAAAGAATTTAAAAGATTTAACTTATCAAGTTCAAAACAATAATTCTAATACATCAACAAACAATAATAATAAAGTAAGTAAAGTTATTCAAGAAGCAAAAAATCAACTTGGCAAGCCTTACAAATGGGGTGGTAATGGTCCAAAGAGTTTTGACTGTAGTGGTCTTATGGTGTGGGCATTTAAAAGAGGTGCAGGAATAAATCTCAAAAGAGTTTCAGCAGACCAATCAAAAGATAGTAGAGGAAAACTATTATGTAACATAAATGATGTAAAAGCTGGTGATTTAGTATTCTTTGCATACAACAAAGGAAAAGGAAATGTACATCATGTTGGACTATATATAGGAAATGACCAATATATTCATGCTCCACAAACTGGTGACGTAGTAAAAATAAGTAGTTTAAGTGGTAGACAAAAGAAAAAGCATGATTTTGCAAGAGCTAGAAGATTCTTTTAAGTGAGGTGATAAAGTGTCACAAGAATTATTGCAAATAATTAAGAAGGCTGCAATGGATGCAGTAGAAACAAGCAATCCAATGCAAATTGCATTTGGAACTATAGAAAGTGTTAATCCTTTGATAGTTAAGATAGAACAAAAAGCATCTTTTGAAGAATTTTTTCTAATACAAACAGAGACTTTTAAAAGATATACAGATAAAAAAATAGGGGATAAATTAGTCTTAATTAGGATGCAAGGAGGACAGCAATATTTGATTTTAGATAGGATGTGATGAGGTGTTACCAAGCGATAATTTGGATTATGACATTGAAGATGTATCAATAATTAATTTTGATGTAAGGCAAGAACCAAGTAAGACCTTTAAATTAAATATAGAAAAATCTAAGATAGATGGTATTTGTGATGATGTTGAAGCATTAAAACAGACCATCTTTTTAATTTTAAATACTGAAAGGTATGAGCACCTCATTTATTCTTGGAATTATGGAGTCGAGTTGAACGACCTTATTGGAGAACCTATATCCTTTGTAATCCCCGAACTTGAAAGACGAATCAAAGAAGCACTAATTCAAGATGATAGGGTTGAAAATGTAGATAATTTTGAATTTCAAAATGTAAAAGGAAAAGTACATTGTAAGTTCACAGTTCACAGTAAATATGGAAATATAAAAGCAGAGAAGGTGGTGAGTGTATAATTGTTTGAGTTAATGACATTTGAAAACATAATTAAAAGAATGTTAGATAGTGTACCAGATACCTTTGATAAAAGAGAAGGTTCTATAATATATAATGCTCTTGCTCCTGTTGCAGTGGAGCTTACAGAAACATACATTGCAATGGATGAATTACTAGACCAAACCTTTGTTGATACTGCTAGTTATTACTATTTAGAGAAAAGATGTAAGGAAAGAGGAATTACACCTTTGCCTGCTACTAATACAATTGCTAAGGGTGTCTTTAATATAGATATTCCACTTGATTCTAGGTTTAATTTAGGGGAGTACAATTATACAGCAATTGAGAGAATATCTGAAGGTATATATAAGATGAAATGTGAGACTGCTGGACCTATATTTGAACTTGGTCAGTTAATACCTATCGAATATATAGACGGTCTTGAAACTGCTGAATTAACAGAAATACTGATAAATGGAGAAGATGAAGAATCAGAGGACAGTCTAAGGCAACGATATTATGATAGTTTAAATTCTCAATCTTTTGGGGGTAATATTCAAAACTATAAGGATGAAGTTAATAAATTGCCTGACGTTGGAGGAGTTAAAGTTTATCCTGTGTGGAATGGTGGAGGTACTGTTAAGTTAGTAATAATTAACTCTAACTTCAAAGTACCATCTAGTGATTTAGTTAATTTAGTTCAAGAAGAAATTGACCCAAATATGAAAGGAGAAGGTCTCGGATTAGCACCGATTGGACACCGAGTAACTGTTACAGGAGTCGTGAGCACAACTATAAATATAAATACTACAATAACATATAAGAGTGGCTACACTTGGGAGAATATAAAGACTATAACAGAAGAAGCAGTTGATGACTATTTTAATGAACTTAACATGAGTTGGGAAGATGAAGAAAACTTAATAGTCCGTATATCTCAAATTGAAACTAGATTACTTAGTATTGATGGAGTGTTAGATATTACAAACACAATGATAAATGATGTTAAATCTAATCTAACAATAGATAGTAACAGCATAGTAGTGAGAGGTGAGGTAATTGGATAAAAAAATTAATCTAATAAATTACTTACCACAGATTTTGCAGGATAAAGAAGAATATATAAAAGTATTTAATGCAGACAACAAAGAAATAAAAACACTACATGATAAATTAAATGACCTATCAAATGACCAGTTTTTAGAAGATTTAACCATAAGTGGTATAAAAAGATGGGAAAAGATAATGTCTATAACTCCTAAAAGTAATGAGAGTTTAGAAGATAGAAGGTTTAGGATTTTTAGTAAATATATAAGTAAATTACCTTATTCAGAGAGATTTTTAAGGAACTGGCTAGATAGTATAGTTGGAGAAGGTAACTATGAGTTAACTGTAAATAATGCTACTTATAACATACATTTAGAAAGTGATGCTAGAAATCAAGATTGGTTTGAGGAAGTTCATTCTTTTGTAAGTAGCATCAAACCTTGCAACATGAGTCTTGATTATACTAGAGTGTTAGTTAGCAAAGATAATGGCATGTATTTTGGTGCAACAACAGTCACAGGGCATGAGATTACAATTTACCCTTGGTCACCTAGTGATATTGAAACACAAGGAGAGATTAATATACTCAGTGGCAATGGGTTTGGATATCAAGAGGTTACAATTTATTAGATAGGAGGTGGTAGTTTGGCTACAGATAAAAGTTACTACACAATATTAACAGACATAGGAAAAGCGAAGATTGCAAATGCAAGTTTAGTAGGAGAGAAAGTTGATTTTGTTAAGATTCAACTTGGAGATGGTGGAGGAAATGAGTATAATCCTACAGAAGAACAAACAGCATTAAAAAATATAGTTTGGGAAGGTAAAGTAGGGAATGTCAAGACTGATGAAAGCATGACAAATTGCTTAATTTTAGAAAGTCTAATACCTGCTAGTGCTGGTGGATTTGTAGTTAGAGAGATAGGTTACTTAGATACCGAAGGTAATTTACTAGCTATATCAAAGTATAGGTCAGCATATAAACCTAAAGTGGAAGATGGAGCAGTAATTGACATGAAGGTAAAAACTATCTTTGTTGTATCTAATGTAAATAACATAGAACTCAAGATAGACCCAACCATAATCTTTGCCACATTAAAAGATTTGCAGGACTTAGACACTAAAATTGATACAACTAAAACAGAATTAACAAGCAACATAGAAACTGCTAAAACAGAGTTAAACAACAAAATAGGGGATACAACACAACTTACTACAACAGATAAAACAAATCTTGTTGGTGCATT